GCCATGGCACCGAAGCCCCTTAAAAACAAGCGCAGGACCGCTGCTTTCTATGCGAGCAACCCGGAAGCTCGTAAGAAAAAAGCTGCTTATGACAAAAAATATCACTCAACGCCTGAGCGCAGAAAGTATAGGGCTGAACTTTCAAGAGAACGCAGGGCTCGGGGAATTGCTGGTAAAGGCGGCGATGATCTAAGCCATACCGCAAGCGGCGGCTTCACAAGAGAGAGTCCTTCTGTTAATAGAGCGAGGCAAGGAAGTGGCGATAATCGCAGGCTGGCGTCCAGCAGGCGCAGGACACGTCGCTAGGCTGTTTCTATCAGCCACGAGGCCATGGCAGTTCCTGAGCGCGTTAAAAGCAAGATGAAAGAGCTTGGGCTTTCGGGAGTTAACAAGCCCAAGAAGACTCCTGGCCACGCTACCAAGTCTCATGTAGTGATGGCAAAAGAAGGGGATACCTATAAGGTGATTCGCTTCGGCCAGCAAGGAGTTGAGGGCGCTGGCAGCAATCCCAAGACAAAGGCGGAGAAAGCAAGGCGCAGGAGCTACTATGCAAGACACAATGCACAGGGCAAGCCTACAACTAAGCTAACTGCAAAATACTGGAGTCATACGACAAAATGGACTATAATTTTATTTCTCACATCTTGCAATCATTTCCTTTAATTCAGTCACGTATCGCCTCAGTTCTTCAGCTTTCGCCAAATGCCATCTATCAAAAGTTTTGAAATATAATTCATTGTGATTGTCAATACCCTTTAAGCATTGGTGAATCAGTTCGTTCCATTTTTCTCTGGCTGGCGTATTCCAAGTCCGCTTTTCCATAGCCTTAGCAATTGTTTGATTGTATTTTAGCTTTGGTTTTTTGTCAGGCATCGAAGATGCCGAGTCAGCCTTAGACTTCCCTTAGAGCCACGCCTCAATCCAATGACCGTCTCCGGTGCCTACCGCTCCTCCACGAACATGCGTGGCGGGCAATCTGCAACTGCAGTTGATGAGATCCTGACCTCCATCGTTCTCTGCACTCGCGGCATGAAGAACTGGACCTTCATTCTGCCCGATGCCTTCACCAAGGCCCAGCTTGATGAGCTGCTTCCCGCTGCCCCCACGGTCACCGGAACCAAGATCATCACCTACACCGGAACTGCTGGCTACACTGCGATGACTGGTGGCGAGCGGACTGCCATGGTGGCCGCCTTTCTTGCGAAGGGCTACACCCTCAACTGATTTGTATCGCAAATCGCAAGTTTGCATTTTCTTGATTTGAACATTATTGCTTGTGACAAAGCTTCGATTTATTTAGTTTGAAGCTGTCATGAGACGCAGGCCGGGAGTGAGACCCCGGCTTTTTTCTTGGCTACTATTTGGATGAGAGAGGCAGTGCCTCGCAGCAAGGACAGCAGTGCTGTGAAGCTGAACCGCAAATTCGTTCCCTCGCTCCCAAGACAATGCTTCTCGCAGGCGTTCCCCTTATTCCTGAACTCTTCCTCGATTACCAGCAGGAAGAAATCCGCGACAAAAATGCTCTGGTGACTTCTGGCCTGATGGTCACGAATCCCGCTATCCAAGCTGAATTCGTTAAAGGCGGCAAGACTATCGACCTGCCTTTCTATGGCGACTTGACCGGTGATTCGGAGATTGACTCCGACACCGTGGCTTCTACCCCCACGGAAATTGCTGGCGATCTGCAGGTTGGCGTTCGCAACATGCGCCGGAAATCCTGGAAGTCCAGCGACCTTGCTGCTGACCTTTCTGGCAGCGATCCTGCTCAGGCTATTGCCCGCAGCACCGGTCGTTACTGGATTCGCGACATGCAAGTCGTGACTCGCAACATCCTGAACGGTCTGTTTGGCACTGGTGGCCCTCTTGCTACCAGCCACGCCGTTGGTGGCCCTACCTCTCAGCTTTCCCAGAGTTTGATGGTGGATAGCATCGCCAAGCTTGGTGATGCTGGCGATGAGCTGACTGGCGCGATGATGCATTCCGCTGTGTATTACGCGTTGATGAAGCTGGACCTGATTGTTCCTGCTTCGAGCACTTCTCAGCTTGACACCCGTCTGTCTGCTGAGTCGTTGGAGAAAGGCACCTATTTGGGTCGCCCGGTTTTCGTTGATGACCGGCTGCCTTTCGAGACCACCGGTGGTGGCCCTGGTGGCGGCGGTGCTACCAACCTGCCGATCTATCACACCTTCTTCTTCGGCCCTGGCGCTTTTGCTTATGCAACTGCTCCTGCCAAGAATCCTGTTGAAACCGATCGGGACAAGTTCCTGGGTATTGATTTTCTGATCAACCGCACCCACTACCTTGTTCACCCGAACGGCATTAGCTGGAGGGGCAACTCTGCCGCTGCTGCTCCCAGCAACGCTGAGCTTGCAACTCCTGCCAACTGGGTCAAGGTGTTTGATGATGACCGCAACATTCGGATCACCCAGATGCGTTGCTACATCTGATCTGATACCTGAGATCATGGCCCCGGTTCGCCGGGGCTTTCAACTATTTGGTAACAAACAATGAGTGCTGGTACTTTCAGAATGCGGCGCGAGGCCGTAGAACTTGCGGTTGCTGAGGCTGCCGCTGCCAAGGAGACTGAACCGGCCCATGAGATACCGGCCGTGAAGACCGCTGTTGAGGCCCCTGAGGCCCCTGGGTCAGCTTCTGTGGCCACCGTGGCCAAGCCTAAACCCAAGGCCCCTTCTCGGGCCTCCTGAACGAGGATGAGCCATGGCTTTTGTATCGACACTGGGGGCGAGCGACGCCAACTCGTACTTGTCGGTAGCGAAGGCCACGACTTTGCTGAGTGATTTGCCAGCAAGCTCTGGCGTTGCAGCTTGGCTGACGCTGACAACCACTCAGAAAGAGCAGAGTCTGGTTGCTGCAACAATGGCAATCAATCCCTTGCATTGGAAGGGACAGCCTGCAGCAAGTGACCAAAGCTTAGCTTGGCCAAGGCGCATTATTGCTGACTACTATTACGCCCCCGAAGACGAGCTTCCTATTGATTTTGAGATTGGGGTCGCCTACATGGCAGCCTTTCTTGGAACCAATGGCGGTTACACGGGAATCTCTAGCTCTGACGGTGGCGCAACAAGATACAGAAATAGCGAATATGATGAAGTCACCCTTGGTGGGACAAGTGAGGGTTTGACGGTTAAGTTTAATAAAGACCAGATGTCCCAAACCGGAATGCTTTTTATTCCACCATTTTCAATGGACATCTTTGCAAAATATATGATTCGCGGAGATTTCTATCAGCCAAGGGTAAGGCGTGAATCAACGGCTCGCGTTGGATATAAGGGATTCATAACAAGATCACGTCCATCGGGCGTCAGGTATATCAATGGCCAGCTCTGGCCTTATGGCGGTAGCTGGAGCAATCGCTTCTGATTATGTCACTTGTAGATGACGTATTTGGATCTCTGCCACAGCCACTGATTGATCAGTGGGGAATTGATGCTGTCTATATCAAAGCCTCCCAGCATCAGAATTACGACCCAGAAAGTGGCACCGTTCTTGGCGTTAGCTCTGAGATACCCATTAAAGCGCTAATTACAATTATTAAGGGCAAGGAACAGGAAGGCTTTTACCAGCAGCGAATGGTAAAGTTTATGATTCCCGCAAGCTATTTCAACGGCTATTATCCAAAGACAACTGATTCAATCCGCTACGCTGAAGACGGCATTCAACGCACTGCAAAGATCTGCGACCCAAAGCAGTATCGTGGTGATAGCCCAATTATGCACATCCTGATTGGGGAGGTGAGTTAAGTGGCATCAAGAATTCCGAAAAAAGCTCGCGGAGGCATGGAGAAGTCTATCGCCAAGGAGCTTGCGCGAGGATTGGCGAAAGAAATTAGCAAAGACGTAAGAAATTCTGCAGTTGAGATATGCAACGGACTTTCTGAAGCTGGCCCTGCCTGGTCTGGTAGATTCTCGGCTTCATGGGATGTTATCCCTACTGGTGGCACTCCTCGTCAACGTAGAATCCCGGAGCTTTCCACTGTTTACGAATATACTTACAGAAATTTTCCTCTAAAGATTTTTGAGCCTTCAATTCTCAATATGTTCATGAAAGGCGGCACTATTACATGGAACATCGTCAATACAGCAGATTATGCAGCGCAAGCTCTTGATGAGGCGGAGGGAAACTTTTACCGTCCCAACGATTTTCCGATTAAACCAATTATTAAAGAGGGTTTCCGTCCGTATGACTTTGCAGAAGGGGCTCAAGTCGAACATTTAAGATGGCAGATTAGTGACGGCCCAAGATTCGACAGAGATGGCAATCCAATGGAGCCAGATTCTGGAATTACGGCAGAAAAAGATTGGTTTGAGACCTATGGCTTAGGCGGTGGACTTCAGAAGGACTTGAAACGAGGGATGACAATTAAAGTAACGGGCTCCTTCTGATGAACTACCAATCCATCCGAGCAAAAATTGAGGCGCCACTCCTGAGTGCCTACAACTTACAGGTTCCGCCCGTTCCTGTTTATTTTGATAATGTAGCAGAGGTTCCGCCAGACCCACCAAAAGAGTATGTCAGAGTAAATATTACATTTGGCCTTACTACTGAGCCCACTCTTGATGGTTCTCTTGATTATGCCAGGGGCGCTTTGATTGTCAGATGCTTTGCGCCAAAAAGCAAAGGTCCAGCAAGGTGTCAGCAAATGATTGGACTTGCCAAAGAGGTTATCGATACTCTTAACTCAACCAGAAAAACCTCTGATTCTACCTATGTTCGTGTAGGCCGAATTACTGGGCCGTCTTTTCAGGCACCGGAAAAGTTTCCGCACTTCGTTGGTCGAATTGACGCCGGCTGGCAAGCCAGCCCGAAATGAATCGCTAAACTGTGCCTAGCTGGGCAGTGCCCACCAAGCCACTACCCCCTGACCTCCAATGGCTACCGTTCTGTCTGGCATCTCCGGCGCTTTCTACTATAAGCCCGCCGGCACTGTTGCAACCTTTGGCGAATCTGATGTTACCGTAGCAACTGACGCTATTAACGTCGGCACCAACTTCAACTTCAAG